ATAAGTGGTTTAGGTGTAGCTATTGCTTACGGATCTTCTATGGCTCAAGCGGATGCCACTAAAGAAGAAGTCAAGCGTATAGAGGTCATTGTAAAAGAAACAGCAAAGCAAGCAACTGAAAACGGGCAAGCTGTTGCTGTGACGGAAACCAAGGTAGATGCCATTGTGGAAAGCTTGGCAAGACAAGAAAAAATACAAGAAAAAACTAACGAACAAATTCAAGCGTTGGTTGCGGCATTATTGGCTAAAGGATGAAACAAATAGCATTCGCGCTTGTGTTTTTTATGCAAGATGGGAGTGTTGACGAATCCTTAACTAGGTTGTATGCAAAAAAACATAACTGCCTATACATTTGCCAAGAGCTATCCAAGTCATCTATAAACTACACACCGATTAAGTGCACTTGCGAGGTGCGCTTTGTTGATGCTAAAACAGTTCTAATTCGATGAGAATTTTAGTTTTTGCATTAATGGTAGAAACATTGAACGCAGGGGTGGTGGTCGAGACAGAAGAGTTTGGACTTTTTCGGGATATACATCGATGTACGTATTTTAGCCGAGCTATATCGATGCAATCAAACGGCCAATGGGAAATCCCTATACGAAGTTTTTGCAAGCCTATGTGGCTAGACAAAGATACAGACAAAGAGCTCTTTTAAATGAACGTATCTATGCAAGATTGGAGTTGGGGTAGCGATACATGGAAGGGTTTATTTTTGGCGCTTATTCCTTTTTTTTGGACAATCTATATAGTAATTACTAGATAAAATTTATTATAAATATTTTCGCACAGAGGAACATGGATATGGCAGACCTTACTAAAGCTCAGACAAAAAAAATGATTAAAGAGTTGAAAAACGCATCTCGGCTTCACGCTAATCAGGCAAAAACTTTAGAAAAAACTTTGAAGAAAATCAAGAAAGCCAGTTCTTAGTGTTTTCACCGAGCACTTGACCTGCTAAATTTACTTTGTTCCGCAACGCCTGTAATATTTTTTCATCAATCGTGCCCGGCGCAACTAGATCTATGTACGTCACTGCTTTCTTTTGCCCTATTCTATGCGCACGATCCTCAGACTGTAGCCTTATCTCCAAGTCATAGCTGTTACTGTAATAAATGACCGTGTTTGCTTCGGTCAGAGTAATGCCGTAACCTCCTGTTTTTGGTTGCCCTACAAAGAATCGTAGTTCAGACTCGGGCTTCTGAAACTCCTCTACAATGTTTTGTCGTTCATCTTGTTCCGTATCTCCATAATAAGTAGCCACGGCTCCCGGTCCAAATTTATCTTGCAAACTTTTAGCTATCTCTTTGATATCATGCGTGTATGAAGCCCAGATAATAACTTTTCCCTGTAGCTCGTCTGTAATTTCCAAAAGTTCTTTCATTCGGTTGTTTGGTAATAACTCTATTTCTCCATCATCTGGTTGCAAAAATCCGCAACAGATTTGTTGTAACCTCATAATTTGCGTTAACACACTAGCGGTCGTAGCAAGCTCTCCGCTTTCTAGTTTAGCAAGAGCTAGCTTTTTCATTTGGTTATAAACCCTAATTTGTTCGTCAGTAAGGGTAATGTCTCGACGTATGTACAACTTTTCTGGTAAGTCTAAACAATCTATTTTAAGCACTCTGTTGCTAAACTTATCTAGTTTCTCGTTAAGCTCATCTAACCGACGGTAACCCGTAATTTCTTGAAAACTACGTTGTCCCATCACCCGGCGTTGCACAATCGAGTACCGACTTTGAAATGCAAAGTAACTATTAAACCCTAAAGCCTTGTCTGTCAGAAACAAGCACTGGCTAAACAAATCCATTGGGCTTTTTGTGATCGGACTTCCGGTTAGTATCCTGCGATACTTGCTTATCTTATTCATTCCTATAATGTTTTTAGTCCGTGCGGCTTGTCTGTTTTTGATTGTGGTCGACTCATCAACAATCACTAGGTTTTGTGGGTTTTTGTTTAAAAATTCGTAACCTTTTCGTGCGGCTCTCGGCGTTGAAAAAGCTTCTGTGTTCATGACAAATATTTTAAGATCCTCGTGATCTCTGTATATAAAATCGTCTAACTCATCGTTATATTTTCGTGCAGAACTAGGTGTCCAACGTAAGATAGATTTCTCTATGCGGTCAGGCACGTGCGTGGGTATCTCACCACGGATCCAATTGTCATAAACTCCTTTTGGAGCTATGACTAAACATGCTTTTATCTTTTTTTCTTCGTACAACATAGACATTGTGTCTAACGCTACTTTAGTTTTACCCGTTCCCATTTCCATCAATAAAGCGTAAAACGGTTTGTCCCACGAGTCCGATAATGCTTGACGTTGGTGTGCAAAAGGTTGCGTTTTGTACTCAAAATTATTTATTTTTTGCATTTAATAGATTTCTCCTTGACATGCCCGAAGTATAAGATAATATATGGCTTTGTCAAGACCCGATAGGTGTCTTTAATAACGATGGAGAAAACGCGATGAACGACATGTTAGAAATGATGGAGGAAGATTTTGTCAAGAATCTTGCAACATCTGTAGAAAAACTCGATCAGGAGGGCCTTAATTCTGTGGCCGGCATTGCTCGAGCGATCCGTAGCAAAGAGGATATCATCTCGCATCTTGAGCAAGAACTCAAGGAGCAAAAGAAAGAACTTCTCAAACTTACGGATGAAGATATGCCCGCGATGCTTGCGGAAATAGGCATATCAAAATTTTCACTAGACGACGGATCTGAAGTCATAGTGAAGTCAACTTACGGGGCATCAATCCTAGTCGACAATCGTCCTCAAGCCTTTGAATGGTTACGAGATAAAGGTTACGACGACATCATCAAGAACACTGTTGCATGTCAGTTTGGTCGTGGAGAAGACGATAAAGCGAGTGCTTTTGCATCCTTTGCAGAGAAAGAAGGTTTCTACGCAGAGCAAAAAACTGAAGTACATCCGCAAACCCTGCGAGCGTTTGTCAAAGAACGTGTTGAGGCAGGAGACGAGTTTCCGATGGAATTATTCGGAGCATGGGTTGGGCAAAGAGCTACTATAAAGAAAGGTAAAATCTAATGGCAGAAGCAAAATCAGTGGCGCAAGCCAAAAGCAAAGAACTATCCATGGACGTAACTTCGTTGTTTGAAGAAGATGCGGGCTTGGGTATGGAAAACATGGGACAGGAAGATTTAGCATTACCGTTCCTTAAAGTTTTATCAGGCAATGATCCTTTATTGGATGATTTAGAAGAAGCCCGTAAGGGCGACATTGTCAACACAGTAACAAACAAGGTTTACAAGGGCGGTAATGGCGTTACGGTAATTCCTTGTGCATATCAGCGTCGGTTTATCCAGTGGAGTCCACGTGGCGAGGGCAGTGGAGCGCCTATCGCAATTTACGATCCCTCGCAAGAGCGACCGAAGACCGAGCGTTCTGCTGATGACAACAAAGAGTATGTTGTCGGTGGTACTGGGGATTACATAGAAGAAACGCATCAGCATTTCGTTGTGGTGCAAAACGATGATGGTTCTGCCGAGACTGCATTGATTGCAATGAAGTCGACGCAACTGAAAAAGTCACGCAAGTGGAATTCCATGATGCAATCTGTACAAATGCAGGGCAAGAATGGACCATTCAATCCACCACGTTTCAGTCACGTGTATCTTCTTAAAACTGTAAAGGAAGAAAATAGCAAGGGCAGTTGGCACGGTTGGGAGATGAGTCGTGTAGAGCCTGTATCTGATAAGGGTACTTACGTTCGTTGTAAAGAATTCGCTGAGAGCATTACGCTTGGCGAAGTTGTCGTCAAGCATTCAGATGACAGTGAAAATAGCGGAAGCAACTCTGTTTTTTAAAAGTTGTATGTAAGACGAGGGGCGGCAGAGGCCGCCCTTTTTTACCACTTAGGGATAAAGGCACGTGACGATGATTGAAAAATTCATGACCATTTTTGATGGTCTGCAAGAAGCCTACGGTACATTCAAGATAGAAAAACAGGCCGCCAATGGTAAGGCGCAGGGTAAAGCGCGATTGGTCCGCGAACCACGCACAAAAATATTGTGGGAACATCATCTAGTTGGAAAAAATGGAATAGGCATAATTCCAATCAATGAACATAATGATTCAAAATGGGGTTGTATTGATATAGATCAGTACCCTCTCGATCACAAGTTGTTAGTCGAAAAAATTAAAAAATTAAAATTACCTTTGATTGTGTGCCGCTCTAAATCTGGCGGTGCGCACTGCTTTCTATTCACTCAAGATTGGGTAGAAGCTAAGGATATGCAAAAGACCTTGCAAGCTATGAGCGCGGCGTTGGGATATGGTGAGAGTGAAATATTCCCAAAACAAGTCAAGCTTCACCTCGACCGGGGTGATGTCGGTAACTTTCTAAACCTTCCTTACTTCAATGCAGAAGAAGGTCTACGTTATGCAATAAAAGATGATGGAACCTCCGCTACACTTCAAGAGTTTTTTGATATGTACGATGCACGTGCGCAGACTTTAGAACAACTGCAAGCTTTGCAGGTTGTGGATAACTCACAGTCTTCTTTGTTAGCGGATGGTCCACCGTGCTTACAAATACTGTGTACCAATAAAATCTCAGAGGGAGGGCGAAACAACGGGTTGTTTAACATTGGTGTTTATCTGCGCAAAGCATATCCAGATTCGTGGGAGGCGGAGGTTCTTAGTTATAACATGCAGTACCTTGTTCCCCCTCTGCCGTTGAATGAGGTTAATCTAGTTGTTAAACAACTGCACCGTAAAGATTATGCCTACAAGTGTAATGATGCTCCAATCAATTCACACTGTAACAAAGAGCTTTGCCGAACTAGAAAGTACGGCGTGGGTGCGGCAATACAGGGCGCGTCCATTGCAAACCTTAGAAAGTATGATTCTACACCTCCGGTTTGGTTTATGGATGTTAACGGCGAACCTTTGGAGCTTGATACTGAAGGGTTGATGAGTCAACCGGTCTTCCAAAAAGCATGTATGGAGCAGTTAAACTTTATGCCGAGATCCGTACAGAAACAAACATGGGAAAGCCGCATTAGTGCTTTGCTTACCGACATGAAAGACAACGAGTCTGCAATTATCGAAGTGGCGCAAGATGCCAGTTCAGCAGGACAGTTCTACGATTACTTAGAAGAGTTCTGTCGATTTCTACAACAAGCACAAGATAAAGAAGAGATCTTGCTCCGCCGCCCATGGACAGATGATGAGACAAACCTTACTTATTTTAGGTTGCGGGATTTTGAAAGTTTTTTATCTAAAAACAAATGGTTTGTATACAAGAGTCACAAGATTGCGCAGAGGTTGCGCGACATTAACGGGGAGAGCACGGTGTTAAAGATAAAAGGTAGGTCTGTACGGGTTTGGTCAGTTCCGGCATTCGAGTCAGCAGACATTGATATCACTACGCCGAAATTTGGTGGACAAAATGAGGTTCCATTTTAATGAAAGAAATAGCAAGAAACCAAGAGATTTACAGGTTGCGTGTTGAAGAGCACATGACCCTAGCGGCAATAGGAATAAAGTATAACCTAACTCGAGAGCGTATTCGGCAGATAGTCAATCAGATGAAGACTTATGTTTAGGATATTTGGGCCTCCCGGTACAGGCAAAACCACTACTTTGCTGAACATGGTAGACGGTGCTCTTGAGTCAGGCATACAGCCCATGGACATTGCTTTCCTAGCGTTTACCAAAAAAGCCGCAACAGAAGCAAAAGAGCGGGCCGCCGCACGATTTAATCTAGATCCTAAACATGACCTATTTAACTTCCGTACTCTGCACAGTCTAGCGTTAACGATGTCCGACATACGCGGGGATCAAGTTATGCAGAATGAAAACTACAAGGAATTATCTAACGTCACGGGGGTCAGTCTATCTGGATCCAACAGTTCTAACTTTGATGATGACCTGCCTAGTGTTAATAAATCAAGTGATCCGGTGTTAGGTGTGATTAATTTAGCAAGACTGCGCAAGGTACCTTTGAGAGATCAGTACAATGTTAGTCGGCTCGAGGAGTCTTGGAACTTAGTTAACTATGTGGATAAGTCTTTGCGCGAGTATAAGCAAAGGTTTGGCTTGTATGATTTTACTGACATGCTCGCTGTATTTGCGGAGCATGGAGATAGGGTATGCCCAAGCTTTAAACTGACGTTTTTAGATGAGGCNCAAGATTTATCACCATTGCAATGGGATATCGCTCATATGCTAGATCGAAAGTCTGACAAGATGTATTGTGCAGGAGATGATGATCAAGCTATTTACCGGTGGGCAGGGGCAGATGTCGATCAGTTTATTAACCTACCCGGAGGTTCTGAAACCTTATCACAATCTTATCGCGTACCACGCTCAGTTCACCGTATTGCCGAAGGCGTTGTAAAAAGAATTAACCGACGTTTTCCAAAGAAGTATGAGCCCAAGACAGAAGAGGGTATTGTGTCTCGTATATCAACCCTTGCATCTGTAGATATGGCAGAAGGATCATGGTTAGTGTTATCGCAAGCAGGATACCTTTTACAGCCCGTTGTGGCAGACCTCAAGGCAAACGGTTACCTTTTCAACTATCGCGGCCACCGGTCCATATCTTCGCGAATAAGCGATGCTGTGAATGGTTGGGAACAACTGCGTAAAGGTAATCAAGTTACGGGTGAAGTAGCACGTAAGATATATGGGTTTATGTCTATCAAGACTCGCATTACGCGGGGCTTTAAAAAGCTTCCCGGGTTACTGGATGAAGACCTTGTTACATTGGGACAACTGCAAAGCAATCACGGGTTGCTAATTGACAATGATTTAATCTGGCACGAAGCTATGGATAAATTACCCGAGACAGATCGGGCTTACATCATTGCAATGTTGCGCAGGGGTGAGAAGTTTAACGGCGAGGCCCGCATCACAGTGTCCACGATCCACGGGTCAAAAGGCGGCGAAGCTGATAATGTTGTATTATTCACGGATCTGTCCCCGGCGGCAGATGATGAGATGAGAATGAATCCAGATGATATGCATCGGGTCTTTTATGTGGGTGTCACTCGCACAAAGCACACTTTATTTATTGTCGAACCTGAAGATATGAGCAGAAGTTACGACCTGTAAGGAGGATACAATGTTAAGAGCAGATGGTTACAACAGTGCAATTATGGGTATCGTTCAGAGATGCGGTCAGGATCCTGTAATCTTGTATGACACCGACAAGATAATACAAATCTTGGTTTACGATGACGGCATGAGCGAAGATGAAGCCATAGAATATTTTGAGTTTAATATTTTAGGCGCGTGGGTAGGAGATGAAACACCTGCCTTTTTCTCGAAGTCTAGCCTTGCTGAGTTAGAAGAGATAGGGGATGTTCTGTGAAAAGTCAAGAAATAATTTATGAGGGAATTAACTTGCAAAACACAAAAGATGAAATGATTTCGCAACCAGATCATTACGCGGACTCTGAGATAGAATGCATTGATGCAATGGTTTCTGCATTTGGTCAAAAGAATGTAAAAATTTATGCGGAGGTTGCCGCGTTTAAATACATTTGGCGAATGAATCGCAAACATCAAAGCTCTGATCAGGATAAAAAGAAAACAATCTGGTACCTGCGGTACTCCATGGGCGATGACCCAAGGAAAGATTGATGTTCTTGTACAGTTTTTTAATCTTTTTAGATTGCTTGGTGCTCGTGCTGTTTATACAAAACATAATTGATATCCGTCGATTACTCAAAGAGAGGAAGGACAAATGAGTTTACAAATGGCTATGTTTACTCCGAAGACAGAATGGATTCCGCCAACAGAATTGCCCGACTTAACAAGTGCTACGCGCATAGCAATTGATGTTGAAACAAGGGATCCTAATCTTAAAACCAACGGACCCGGATGGCCAACTGGCGACGGCGAGGTCGTAGGTTATGCTATTGCGGTCGACAATTGGTCAGGCTACATACCTATCCGGCATAAAGGCGGCGGTAATCTAGATGAGCGCATCGTTAACAAATGGCTAAAAAAAGTGTTCGAGTGTCCGGCAGAGAAGATCATGCACAATGCACAGTATGATCTGGGTTGGATTTACAGAATGGGGTTCACGGTCAACGGTCGTATCATCGACACTATGTTGATCGCATCTCTATTAGATGAAAATAGATTTAGCTACACGTTAAACGCCCTAGCATATGACTACCTCAACAAAACAAAGTCAGAGAAAGCATTAGTCGAGGCGGCTCGCCAGTTTGGTATCGACCCAAAAGCTGAGATGTGGAAGATGCCCGCCATGTATGTCGGTCCATACGCAGAGGTTGATGCTGAGTTAACACTGGAGTTATGGGCTTACTTTTCCGTGCAACTAGGCAAAGAAGATCTATGGCCAATTGCTAATCTTGAGCTTGACTTGCTCCCCTGTCTAGTTGACATGACGATGCGTGGTGTACGCATTGATACGGACAGGCTAGAGCGAACAAGAGATCAAATTCTTAAACGCGAGAAAAGCGTTATCAAACAAATTAAAGACGTTACCGGGTCCAACGTAGAGATATGGGCGGCGCAATCTTTGGCAACAGCGTTTGATAAAGTCGGAGTTAGTTACCCAAAGACAGAGAAAGGTGCACCGTCGTTCACGAAACTGTTTTTACAAGACCACAAGCATCCACTAGCACAACTGATTCTTGAGGCGCGAAACCTCAACAAGACCTCCGGGACGTTTATCAATACCATCATGAAGCACTGCCGCAATGATGGACGCATTCATAGTCACATAAATCAAATACGATCGGATGATGGGGGAACAGTGTCAGGCCGCATATCAATGTCCAACCCTAACTTGCAACAAATCCCGGCCCGCGACCCGGTGATCGGACCCATGGTACGCTCGTTATTTTTACCTGAAGAAGGGGACCAGTGGGCGGCAATAGACTTCTCGCAACAAGAACCACGCATCTTGGTGCACTATGCTCACGTGTATGGAAAGATGAGGGGCATAGAACTAGAAGCCTGTAAAGAATTTGTAGAAGGTTACAAGCATGATCCAGACATGGACTTCCATACAATGGTAGCTGAGATGGCTAACATCTCCCGCAAGCAAGCCAAAACAATTAATCTGGGTATGATGTATGGCATGGGTGTTAACAAATTGTCTGAGCAAATGGACATAGAAGTTGCAGAAGCCAAACAATTAGTAAGTCAGTACCACTCCCGGGTACCTTTTGTCAAGGGTTTAATGCAAGGAGTAACAAATAGATTGAATGATAAAGCCAGTGCCGGGTCCATCCGGTCTATCTTAGGCCGCAAATGTCGTTTTGACTTGTGGGAACCAGATACTTTTGCAATGAATAAAGCAATGCCATACCGGGATGCGGTTAAAGAGTATGGTGAAACAACCCGACTAAAAAGGGCTTACACTTATAAAGCATTGAACCGTTTGATACAGGCTTCCGCGGCGGACATGACTAAAAAAGCAATGGTAGATATATACAAATCAGGGCGCCTACCTATGATACAGATACATGATGAGGTAGCTATGTCGGTCAAAAACCGGGAAGAAGCCGTAGAGATTGCAAAAATCATGGTAGATGCTGTACCTCTTGAGATTCCTAGCAAGTGTGATGTTGAGATAGGGGGATCGTGGGGCGAAGCTGAGTAGTCTTTAGTTGCTTTATTATATATACTCCTATATAGTCTCAGACATAGGTAATTGGGAGTGTAAAATGGACACAGAAAAATGGAAAAGTGTGCTTGTTCCAAAAGAAGTTTATGAGGAAATCAAGCTCAGAGCTAAAACAGAAGGGCGTACAATTAGCGGTCAGCTACGTGTTATGTTTAGTTCTTACAAAGAATCTGAAAAATTAAAAAAAATTTATAAAGATTGATTATTTCTGTACTAATCCCATATTATCGCGTATAGTTTACTCCGTGCTCCGTAGGCACTAAGTGGTCTAAAAAGGTCCTCGTAATGTTATTCATTGCGGGGGCTTTTTTTTGTTGCAAAGTCCCATATTATCCTATAGAGTCTTACTACTTTTTAACTTACGGAGTGCAAAAATGAGCGAGAAACAATTTGTTGATGGTCTGATGATCAAAAAACCTAATCCCAATGCGCCTGATTGGATAAAATTTAACGGATCTATCAAACGTGAGGACATGATCACGTGGTTAAACTCGATGACCGGGGATTGGATTAACATACAGATTTGCGAGTCTAAGTCTGGAAAATGGTATGCAGAGGTTGACAATTGGAAGCCAGAAAGTCAAGGTGGTCAATGATGAGCTATGGAAAACCTAGAAAAAAATTTAGTTTAAACACTGAACTTTTATTGCCAATGCAAGAATCAGAAATGTCGTGGAAAAAAGCTGATAGTATTATTGATGAACTTATCAGCCGGGAAGCTGAAGAGCTTGATAAGAATGTGCTTAATCAGCGCGACGTTATTAAAGCTAAACAATTACGTGAAGCTTGGAAAAGATTGCGACAAGGATAATTATGAATATTAATTCGGAAGATTGGGACACTGTTTTGATGACAATGCATAAAATGTTACCAAAAAATATGGACGATGCGTTGCTCGTGGACCTGATTCACTTCGTCCTTGTGCAATACAACGTGGATTGGCCTCGCGCCCTACGGATCATGCATATTGTTTGTGATTTACATGCAACACATACCGGGGAGAAGGTCATATCTGACAAAAGCATTCACTAGAGAGGGTTGCTATGTTAGAGGGTATATTAAGTATTGTTGGTTTGTTATTTTTTATGGCGTGTTTACAAGGAGCTTGGCTCATAGTCCAAGATAAAGAGGAAGCTTGGAAAGCACGTAACACCAAAAATGGGGAGTAAAACAGCCCGGTGAGCGGTGGCGTCGGGTATTCCTCTTTTCCTCGGAGAAGTTCAAAAAAGGGCAGATGCTGTGTCGGTCCCCAAAGTCAGATTTCATTCCGATCAATTTGTCCAACCACCGCCTTATAACTTTTAGTTATTAAAATCTTTTTCTTATTCCAAAAAGATATAACCGTAACTTGACAAAATCTTATACTTTGATATAATAGCCTAGTCAAACAATGATTTGACATGTTCTTTAACAATGTGGATAAACCACTTAACCAGTTCTACGGAGATTTACCTATGGATATTAAAAAAGACTTTTTGGCTTATATAGACTGCGGCGGTTGCGGTACTTGGGGTAGAGACAAAANCCCTAAAGAGGCTGTCGGACTTGCAATCAAAGCTTTNGTTCGAGACTTTTGTACCGATTCTGGAACCAACACCGGGAAAAAGTTAATAATAGAAGTTGCTGATGTAACAGGCTATGACAAAATCAATTTCGGAGGGAGCCGGGGCATCTGGTCCGGTGATGGTGATGATAAGACGTTCGACAGTGTGTGGTATACAGCCGTCGTTCCCGCCAAGACCCACAAGAAGCAGGTGTTGCACGGCAGACCTTATCAGGCGTTACTCAAGAAAGCTTTGAGTGAAATGGAAGCCCTGCCATCAATCGAAGATGAGAGTGACGACATACTCATCCAAGATGGATTGCCTTTATAAATTAACCGCCCCTCCCCGGAGGGGCATCTTAACTAGGAAGTTGATATGAAACATACAGCAAAAAAGATAGCGCCGGGTAAGTATGAGTACCGCGGTTATATCATTCAAAAGGCAGGAAAAGAATGGCAATATGTTCAAAAAAAATATGGAACTCAAGTTGTAGCTTACAAAAAAACTAAAAAAGATTGCATATTGCATATCGATTTAGTGACAGTGTGGAAAGACACTAACCGTAAACTTAGTGCCATAAAGTAAACCAACCGCCCCTCCCCCGGAGGGGCATCTTAACTAGGAGTAATGCAATGGAAGAAGTAAAACGCAAGCGCGGTAGACCACCAAGTGGTCTTACCAAAAACGAACTCTCACAGCGTTCTAAAATAAAGCGTGAAACCAAAAACATCACCATCAATGGTGAAGAACTACTTAAACGATTTCTGGATTATAAAAAGCTTGAGTCCGGGTCAATCGGGTTTGAAATAAATAACTCGCAGTTCCTCGCCGTCCTTCTCAACACGTGGATAAGAAGCAAAGCCCAAAACGCTACGGAGGATGAGTCATGAAACTAGAACTAGCGCAATGGGAAGTGATGTTCGCCCTAACAAACTACATCAAAGAAGAATACGGCATGGAATGCGACCTCACAGATGGAATCGACGAAGCATCTATCCAATACCAAGAACAAATAGTACCACCAAAGAAATACAAAAATGGACGACTCATCAAAAACGAACACGGCTACCCCGTACTCGACTACAAAAACGCAACTTACGAAGACAGGATAATATCATGGGGAGAAACAGACTCGATAGCCGTGTACCTAACCTCAATCCCATAACCAAAATAAGCCACTGCAAACCATGCCGCGGAATGGGATACATGCATAAAAACTACGAAATTGTGAAATGTGTAACCTGTAACAAGTTCAAAACAGATTTAGAAGCAATTGTCTATTTTGAAGAAGGCGGCACGTAAGGCACGTAGTCCGCGGCTCACAGCCCCTTTCGAGGGGCTTTTTTGTATCTGGAGGTTACAAAGTTACACGGTTACATATATAGAGCCAAAATTTAAAAAAAAAAAAAAAGTTAAAATATAGGTGTAACCGGTGTAACCGGCGTAACCGGGCCTTTTTTGTGAGAAAATTCAACAACTTGCGGGTTACATATTTGGTTACATATTTGAAAAGTAAAATGTAACCGTAAGCAGATAATTGCGTTAAAGCCCCGAAAATTAAAAAAATATAAAAAAGAGTTAGATATTGGTATATATAAAGGATTATTTTTAGGTAAACTATCGCTTATTAACTGGAGTATCGAATGTCTAAGAAAGCCCTGCCGAAATCCGCACCTGTTGTCGAGAAGAAAAAGTCTGGAAGACCGCGGATAAACAAGAATTCTATCCTGACTCGCAAGCAAGAACTTTTTGTTAAAGAGTTGGTTAGCAAAGATGGACAGATAACTTTGAGGGAAGCCGCGATCAACGCGGGTTATCCGGCATCGTCCGCGCACACTAGAGCCTACGAACTAACTAACCCCCACATTTCTCCTCATGTTGTCAACGCGATTAAAAGTTATCGTAACGAACTAGACGAAAAGTTTGGCGTTACATTCCAACGGCATCTTAGAGATCTGCAAAGCATAAGAGATCTGGCTATACAAAATGGTGCATACTCTGCCGCAGTGCAAGCCGAGTATCGGCGGGGACAAGCTCATGGTGATATTTATGTCAGCAAGTCTGAGATCAGGCACGGCAGTATCGATTCGATGAGTAAAGAAGAGGTGGAAAAAGCTTTAATGGAACTAAAGGATCAATATGCCCCGGTCACCATCGACATTACACCCGAGTCCAATAACACCAGTAACCGTGACAAAGCGAGAAGCCGCCTTTTATCAGCAGATGAAGACCGCGGCGAAGACATCGAAGACGCGACGCCTGTCGTTCACTAGAATCGAAACAGTCGCAGTTCCGGGAGTTCCTGATTTATTGATTTGTGATGAATCTGGAAAGTTTCATATGGTCGAGCTCAAGTTTATTACGGGCAATGCAGTTAGTCTAAGACCGCATCAAGTGAGTTGGCTTACAAAACATGATCACAGTAGTAGTTGGGTGCTAATTAAGAAACAAAGAAACAATCTAGAACAATCAGAGTTGTACCTTTATAAAGCTAATCAGGCGATTGACATAAAAATGGACGGCATAAAAACCGAGGCGGTGTTAGTACAAGAACAGCCTTTTGATTGGACGGAAGTATTTAACTTGATTTGTCCGCCATAATCGCATAATATCGTATACCCATTAACTTAACTTACGGAGGACAGAATGGATTTGTTAGGAGATAGACGAGCCAAACAAAAAGCACAAGTTTTGACAGTCTTGGGAGCGTTGGCTTATGAGACCGAGAACTTGATAGAATCAGAATCATCGTCAGATGAAGTTATACACAGTGTGCACGAATTGGCGTGGTCGTTGGTGCATGTTTCAAGAGAACTAGAAACGGAGGATGCATAAATGTGGGAATGGATATTGAGTTTGTTTGGTTTCAAAGAAGAGCCGGAGGTCGAGACAAAACCGCCGGAAGTAAAAAAAGAAACTGAACTAAAAGCGAAGACCGAGGTCAAATCTAAACTAAAAGCTAAACCAAAAGCAAAGAGTGAGGTCAAACCGAAGGCTAAAGCTAAATCAAAAGCCAAAGCCAAAGTTAAAAACAAGCCTGTATTAAAGGCGGTAAGATAATGTTTATAATTAGTTTTTTTATCGAACTTTTTTATGGGAAGGATGCCGTCGATAATTACGAAAAGAAAAAGAAACAACCGAGAATTAAACC